AAGTCTTGTTGCATAACTTCTGGTGCAATATTACCTACAAAATAAGGATACGGCACTGGATTATTTGCAAAAATCTCTGCCAACATACGAAATTCTTGTTTTTGTGCGTAGTGTAGACGTTTATGGATGCTTGAAATAATCTTTGAACCTTGTTCAATCAAAGCAACAGTTGTACCAACGGGTGCTTGTGAGTTGACATCAGATATTTTTGCATCTGCAACTTGAGCAAAACGCCTTCCCGAATCTACAACGACCCCTAACAATTGTGCTAGTGTGCCAGATGGCTCTTTATATGGCAGTGGGATGATAGAATTTTTGAGGTCTCCGCCTGGGACATCGATGTCACGAAACTCCCCAGGATTAAGAGGCTCATCATCATTACGAATACGAACACCACGAGCCTTAAAACCAGCTGGTAAATTAGATAGCGTACCCGCATCAATTAACTGCCTGAGAATAGAAGTTGCAGCACGAGATAAACCTCCGATTGTGTGTAGTAACCCGAAACCATAAAATCCAAACCCTGGTAAAAATTTAAAATGTACAAAATATTGTCTTTTTCTCTTTAGTGGGTCTTCTTCTCTAAAGTTTCTAACCACCGATAACACTGTTCCAGAGTTCTGATCAATGGTGACAATATAAGGTAACATAACACCCGAAGGATTCCCCTCCATATCCGCGTCTTCAAAACCCTCCAAGTCCAAGTCAATGTGGCATTCCAATAAGGTATAAGAGTCATCAGAATAGTTTGGACGTAATCCTTGAAGCTCATTGGTAGTTCCTTCAATACTACCTTCGTCTTCTCCAGAATCCGTTGTAGATAATTCAACATCTCTATAAACTCCTGCTACTTGTAATTTACGAATATCATTATACGTCATTTTAACTACATGTGTAACCCTCTCTGCCGTCATTAGATCTGACGCAGAATACGGAACAACTAAATCTTCGGCAGGTACAAACTTAGACATTGCCCTTTGTTTTGTTGTATCAAAATAAACTTTTTTAAATGTAGATCCAGTAAGTGGTAAATAAAATAACATCTGATCTGTATCAGCATCATACTCTTCCATGACTTCCATTATCTGGTAGTTCATAAAATCTTTAACTCTTTGTGCTTGATCTTCTGTCTGTTTTGTAGGTACACCTAATATCTGTGTTTTTACAGGTCCACCACTTGGTAACATCTCTTTATAAGCCTGGGACTGAAACTGGGTTGTTGCCTCACTCAATAATGGATGAGTTACCCCACTTGCACCAAGAAAAGGATCAGTTCGATCCTCGTAATTTATACCAAGTAAATTTAGTCCCTTGGCAATGGCTTCTTCCCAATCAGATCTTGACTCCATGTCTTCTCGGACTTTGTTTTGTAAATCTGAAGATAAAGATCCTAGTACACCCTCATCTAAAACTTCTGCTAAGTTCGCATCATGATTGTAAGGTTCTGCAACAACTTCTACCATTTCGTCTGTAGCAAGTTCGATTCCCTCTGGTAACTCGTCAATGGTCGATGGTAATTCGATTTCAAGACTATCTTCCTCTGGCATCATACTGCCACCCGCGCCCATTGATCCCTCGACCATTCCTGCTATTTGTCGTTCTGCCATTATGTGATCCTCGTTACTCTTTTTTTGCCTGGAGCCAGTATATCAGAAAATCTGTTTTTGACTAACTTCCCTTTTTTATGTGGCTTTTTATTTAACTTTTTTCTGATTTTTAAAAGTCTAGTAGTCATTAGTAAGTACCTTTGAACGTCCCACCACGAGCTTTCATTACCCCGCCCATTGCTTTTTTAACTGTGGGCATGTTTCTTTCTGGTAAAAGACCTTTATATTTTCTCATTTTTGTATAATTAGTGTTCAATATTTTTTTAAAATCTTTTGTTTGTTTATCTACAGTTTTAAGAGCATCTTTCTCACTTTGACCTCTTTTCTTTTGTTGTTTAAGAAACGCTTCCGCTCTTTTATCGCTTTTTCCTTTTTGTAATGCATATGGTGTTTTAAAGGTTTTAGGCAATACTCCTTGTTTTTTTAAATCTGTAAGCATTAAGTTACCCATGTTTACAGCAGACTTTATTTCTGCTTTGACTTTTTCTTTATCACTCATGTAATACTCCTAGTAATATTCTCTTGCTCTACGAGGAAACCAATCTTCTGGCTCTTCCTCACCCTTTAGTGATACAAAACCACCTTGCCTAAAACGCATGATCGCCATTGTCATACTATCACAATAGTCATCATGATCGCCATTCGGAAATGAAGCAACCTCTTCTATAACTTCATCTGCAAACTTTGAGTTAGGATACCACACTTTTCCAGATTCGAAAATAGGAGATACCATATGCATCCTCGTAACCTTATCTAAGTTACCCCCTTTGCGTCTGCCAGGACTAAATGTAACTACGGGTAAATTTATTAATCGCATCTCATCCGCTAATGATTGACCAGATGCCTTTGCCTCAATCAACATCAAATCTGGCTCCCAATATTCATTCTGCTCTATCGCTATGTCCTTTAACTCTGGAAAATTCCAACGCCCCTTTGTCGCATCAAGCAATATAATATGCTGTTCGCCATTCTCCTTCGGCTCAAAAATACCCCATGTCGTTATAGCACTATAGTCAGCACTCTCTTTTTTACTGTAAGCCGTATCGTAACTCTGAATAATATAATCCAATCTCGGTGTGTCTTCCCTCTCCCATAACTGCCACCAATCACGCTTGACCATTGCCACGGCTTCAGATGTAGGATTCTGCTGCCACTGAGCATTCCACTTGCCAATGGACAGTGAAGCCTTGACCTTTAACAATTCATCAACTTGCCAAAATTCGGGCCATAACGCTTTTTCATTAGGAAGTATAGCTGGAAACTCGACCACTTCCCATTGATCTGCCATAGTGTCTTTTGCTTGATCTGTAATTAATCTACCCGTGAGGTCTTTCTTAGACCATCTTGTCTGCACAATTATGATGGTACCCCCCGGTTGTAATCTCTGTCTCGGTCCAGAAGTGTACCACTCATATGTATTGTCATACGCTGTCGAAGACAACGCATCTTGTTCAGAGTGTGGGTCATCAATAATTAATAAATCTGCACCACGACCTGTCATTGCTGCACCCACCCCTGCGGCAAAATATTCCCCGCCACGGCTCGTTTCCCATCTTCCAGCCGCCTGGCTATCCTGTTTGAGGTCCGTATCTGGAAACACATCGCTATAGATAGGATCAGCTATGAGATCACGAACCTTCCTTCCAAACCTTACCGCAAGTTCAGTGTTCATGGTAGCTTGAATTATTTTTAATTTAGGGTTCCTTCCTAAAAACCAAGAAGGCATAAGGTAAGAGGCTAATTCAGACTTGGAATGTCTTGGTGGCATGTTAATGATTAGACGCTTCAATTTACCATCAGCAATCGCCTCAAGCTTTTCAGCTATGATTCTGTGGTGTCGTCCTTCGATAAATCCTTCGTATACATGTTTAGCATACGCCATAAACTTGTCCCTCGCCAACTCACGAGTCTCAAGTTTTTTCTTTTGTTCTTCAAGTTGGAGGACTTCTTGTAACACCTCCCTTGGCAACGAGTCTAAATTCATGTCCAAACGATAATATATTTGAATGAATTTATCAAGCTAACATAATACTATATGGTGCAGACGCACCTACGGTCACATTTAGGTGGGAGGGGGTCGTTAACATGTTAATTAATTTTAGAAATAGCATAAGTTACCCCAATGCTTAACATGTTAATAGTTAACATGTTAATAAGAAAGTTGTAATTAGTTGTAATTAGTTGTTGACTATCTATAAAATATGTTCTAATGTTAACTTAACATTAACAAAAACGAGGATAATAAAATGACTAAAATAATTTCAAATAATTTTAAGACATTACAATATATTGCAGATGTTCAATTAAATGCAGTATTAGAAAAACAAAGTAATAAATATACATTGAGAAGAAATGGTTCGCCAATGTCTTATATAAGATTTGATACATTAAAAGATGTATCAAATTTTTTAACAAGTAAATCTAAATATTAGGAGGATTAAAAATGTTAAAAGGAATTTACTTAATGATTTTATTAATGGGATCAACAACATTGTTGATCCTATCACTAGACCAAATGATAGGATATGTTCCATTAGGTGCATTGTTAATATTTACTATCACATTAACAACAATCTATTATTCATTAACACAAATCATGAAGGAGTTTAAATAATGATGATTAATTTAAATGATTGTAACCAATTAACAGATAATCTTTTACATAAAGTAAGACATATTGTTTATGCTCATAACAGACAAGAAGTTGGTTATGTTACTTATGCAAGAAAAAACCATTGGTTATGTGAGGCTAATTATTATTATAAAGATAAAGATGTTTTTCAATATGATATAATTAGTACTCAACCAACTAGAAAAAAAGCAGAGGCTTTTTTACTTAAAAATTGGAAAGATAATTTTACTGTAAATAAAAACACTGGGTGTTTACAGTTACAAAAATAAAAGAGTTATCCTCGAAGAATGGGAGCCAATGGCTTCCATTTTTTTTGCCTTGGAAGACCGTATATAAACCACGACCGTAGGTCGTGACCGTAATAAGCTTGACCGTAGGTCAAGCGACCGTAGTTAACATGTTAATTAAAAAGTTCTTGTAATACTTGCAATTACTTGTTATTGTTTATGTATAAACAATCAACGATATGAAAGGATAATAAAATGACATATCAAAAAATAAATATCGAAAATGATTTAATAAAAAGTGAATTTAATATTTATTCAATTGAAGATAGACAAAAAGCAATTTTAGCATTGTTAGAAATGTTTGAATTAGCAAAAGACAATAAAAAAGTTTTTGAGGGTTTAAAGCAATTTGAAAAAACAATAAAAGTTTTAATTGAATCAAATAAAAATAAAGCAATTAAATCTGGTAAAGCTAAAATGTTTAAAAGTAAATCTTATCTAATTCTTAAAAAAGGTAAACTTGACGAATTAAAAAAGACTAACCCAGAATTATTTAAAAAGACTACAAGAGATATTTTCAAATATATATAAATCAAATAACCCATTGCAATTTATTGCAATGGGTTTATAATTAAATAAAAAGTGAGGGTTAAAAAATGAAATTATTATCAACTAATCAAAGTAATACTAAAGTTAAAAAATCAATTAAATATATGAATGCATGGTATGAAAAAAACATTTTTGTTCCAGACTATGCAAGTTTATCTTTAATGCCAGATTATAAAATTTGTGGTGGGGCTAAATCTGGTGGATGCATGGATTTATGCTTAAAAGGTTCTGGTTTTGCTAAAGTTTTTAAATCTGTAAATCTTGCCAGAAAAAAGAAAACAGAATTTTTATTAAATGATAAAGTAGGGTTTATTAATCAATTAGATAAAGAATTATTTAATTTTAATAAAAAATGTATATCTAATAATAAAACTGGTTTTGTTCGATTAAATACAATTAGTGATTATCCATTCTATAAAACGGGTTTAATGGAAAAATACTATAATTTAATTTTTGTTGATTATACAAAAATTGCTAAAAGACTATTTGAAAAAATGCCAAGTAATTATTATTTAGTTTTTTCTTTTTCTGGTAGGGTTCAATATTCTAATCAAGTAAGACTGGCATTAAAAACAAACTTTCCAATTTCTGTTGTTTTCTATGATGAATTCCCAGAAACATTTTTAGGACGTCAAGTTATTAATGGCGATAAATCCGATTTAAATAATGTTTTAGAATATAATAAAATTATTGGATTAAGTTATAAAGAAACAGATAAAGAGTTATTTAATGAATTTAAAGATAATGGGTTCATAGTTTATAACCATCAATTAGATCATTATAATAATAAATTCTTGAATTAGAATTGACAACGAACAATTTAACATGTTAAACAAATAGTGAGCTAGTCGGGATAGCTCACTTATCAAAATCGAGAGACTAGGAATTCCTCCCCTCCTAGTCTCTTTTTTCTTTCCAACAAACGGTCACAAATCGCAAGACGCAAAACTTCCTTTGACCATCATAAACGGTCACA